TCAGATATTGGTCAGAGAATAAAAGACGACCAAGATTTAACACAAGGAAAAATAAAACTTAAAGAAGCAATGGATCAACAGCTAGAGTCATTAAATAACTTATCAGAGGGACTAACAAAAACTGCTGCCGCACTAGAGAAAACAAGAGCAAATACAAAGATGACTATCACTGAGTTTGATGAGTTTATGAGAAGACAGCGAACTATATCAACTTCTGGATTTGGTGCTAATCTTGAATTATTTGCAAAAAATTCTGATAAAGTAAGCGATGAAGCCTTAGCATCAATAAATAAAACTTTTAAACAGCTTGGAGAATTAGGCGGACCTAAATTTGCTGCTGTCATAGCAAAATTTGGAACTATTACAGCAGCTAATTTAGGAGAAGTTAGAGAAGCAATTCTAGCTGTAGAAGCAGACGCAGCAGCAAATGTAGGAACATTCAAAGGTTTAGAGGAGACAATGAAAGGTCTTCAGCAAACTATCTTTGATGGAGGAATTGCAAATACGAGTCAGGCAGGCATTCAAAGAATGCAAAAAACTGTTCGACTTTTGATGAATGATACAAAAGCTCTTGCTGATGCTGCAAAAGCGGAAGATTTAGACCCTGATAACTTTTTTATGGATAGATTCGGAGTAAGTGCAGAAGAATATAATCTTCGTCTTACAGCTGTTATTCAAAATATGCAAAGACTTGCTGCTCTTAATAAAAAAATAGCAATGCAATCAAGTTTGGGGCAACTTTTATCCGGTGGTTCAAAGCAAGACAATGCAAATCAAATAAAAGTTTTAAACGCACAAAAAGCTCTTATGACTGCATCAACAAGACTTCAACAGTTAAGAGCCAGAGAGAAGGATCCAAATGTTACACTAACAGATGCAGAAGAAGATGAACTAAGAAAATTAGCAGAGTCTTTGCCTGTTTTAGAAACAGCACTCGAAAGAACAAAAACAGCAATAAAAGATACTACGAGAATCGGATTACAACTTGGAAAAGGATTAGAAGACGGTTTTACAACTGCGTTTCAGTCGATAATCCAAGGAACAGAAAGCATGAAACAGGCTTTTGGAAAAATGGCACAAGCAATTCTAAAAGACCTAGCTGCTTTAATTACAAGAATGTTTGTACTAAGAACTCTTCAAACAGCTCTTGGTGGAACTTCTGCAGGAAACTTTTTAGGGATTTCTGGGCCTCCCGGTGCAACATCAACTCCTACTGATACATCACCAGGAAGTATGGCCCATCTATATCCAGGCAGTAGATATGGATCTCTACCAAGAATGGCACTCGGAGGAATCGCAAGAGGCCCACATGCAGGCTACCCTGCAGTTCTACATGGTACAGAAGCGGTAATACCAATGCCAAATGGTAAGTCAATACCTGTAGAATTTGCTGGAGGAAGCTCAACTGCAAATAATGTAAATGTAAGTGTTATGATGAGTGGAAACGGCGATAATGCAGAAACTACTTCGAACGAAGAAGGCGGAAGAAGGATAGGGGCAGTAATTGCTGCGGCCGTACAAGATGAATTACATAAGCAAAAACGACCGGGCGGTATACTTAGCCCTTATGGTGGAGCAGGATAATGGCATTAGGTTTTACAACAAGTTCAGCATATGGAAGTCTGGCTGTAATTCCAGATAAAGGCATGACTCGAAATGCTAAACAAAAAACTCGAGTAATTAAGTTTGGAGATGGGTACGAACAACGATCAACAAAAGGAATAAATAATACTGAAGAGAACTATAATGTTTCTTTTAATAATCGAACAAAAGGTGAGATAGGAAATATTGCTGGATTTTTAAATAGTTTGAATGGTGTTACTTCTTTTGTATTTACTGTTCCAGACCATGCCTCTACAGAAGAAACAACAGGCATAAACGATAGCAGTGTTGATAATGAAAAAGATATACGAGTAGTCTGTGACGGATTTAATCAAAACTATCAGCATGATAATGTATATAGTTTGAGTGCAGTTTTTCGAAGAGTTTATGAATCATGAGTATAATCTCTGATGTACAAGAACAGGGTATTGACTCGGGAATTGTATCTCTTTACGAGCTTGATCTCGGAACAAGTATTGGTTATTTTTCTCAAGCAGGACTCAAAGAAAATTTAACAGCAGTTCAATTTCGAGACTCTACTTCTCCTTATACAATAAGAACTTATCAGCCTTTACCCATACAAGTAGAGGGGTTTGATGTTTCTTCTGATGGTTCTTACTCTCGACCAACTTTAACTGTTGCAAATATAGAAAACGTTTTTTCAAACGCTGCAGGAACCGATTATGAAGCATTAATCGGAAAAAGATTTACACGAAGAACTACTCTTAGAAAGTATCTTGTAGACGGATCAGGAGATGCAAGCCCTCCCGTTGAATTTCCAAAAACAACTTATATAATTGATAGAATAAAAGGAAAAAATGCTGTACAAGTACAATTTGAACTTGCAGCTCCTTTTGATCTTGCAAGAGTAAGACTTCCAAGAAGAATTATAGTTGGAGGTGCATGCCCATGGAAATATACAGAAGCAGGAAGCAAAATATATGATACAGGAGGTAGTGCATATATAGCAAGAACTGAAGTACAAAAAGAAGGAGGATGTAACTGGAGAGCAGATAGTAAAATTACTATAAATGGTACCGAGTATACTGCATATATGAATGAAAATGATGAGTATATTTTACCCAGCTCTTTGACTTATACTACTTTTTCTTCAAGTGCTACAAAAGGAAACTACTATAAAACAGCCGCTGCTTTAACAGAAATAAAATCAGATGGAACTAAAGCTACTCGAAATGACTATAATTTTTGGCAGTGTTTATCGAATACAAGCGATACTCCTGCAGATGGAAATTCTGCATGGAGAAGAGTAAGAATACATCAAACACATAGTGCTTCTCAACCTTACTATGGATTTACAGATAATAGATTCAATCATTATATAGTTTCTGCGGGGCGACTATGGCAAGTAAAAAGAACTACTCAAGATGGAAATGCGCATCAACCGCGTCAATCTGGAGACTTTTGGAAACTTGGAGATGTGTGTGGAAAGAAAGTTACTTCTTGTGCAATGAGATTTCAAGCAAAAGTAAATCCTTCTGGTAGTGGTGCTGGCTTTGACGAAATAAGAGATAGTAGAATTAGTTTACCTTTCGGAGGCTTTCCAGGTGTTGTACAGCGACGATAAGGAGATAGTAGAATATTTACTTAGTAAGTATCCGGAAGAAGGCTGTGGAATTATACAGAATAGAAAAGGAAAGCTTCGATGGATGCCTTCCACAAATATGGCAGAGAATCCAGAAGAACACTTTATAATAAATGAAGATGACTATTTAAAAGCAACTTTAACTGGAGACATTCATGCAATTGTTCATAGTCACCCAAATGCTTCTGCAGAGTTAAGCGAAGCAGATAAAAAAGCAAGTGATCACTTAGGTGTTCCTTATATAGTATATTCAATACCAGAAGGAGAAAAGGTAGAGTATATACCAGAAAGAAAAACTTTAATCGGAAGAGACTACGATTTTGGTAAAAATGATTGTTATACTCTTGCAAGAGATTATTACAAACAAGAATTAAATTTAGATCTACCTACTCAAGACTTTGAAGATGACTGGTGGGATTTAGGACTAAATTATTTTGACGATTTATTTGAAAAATTTGGATTTAGGGAAGTACAAGATCCAAAAATTGGAGATGGAATTTTATTTAAAGTATACTGTAATGTACCTAATCATTGCGGTATTTATTTAGGAGAAGACGTTTTCTTGCATCACGCAATTAATCGGATTTCTTGTAGAGAAAATTTGTATCCTTTTTGGGGAAAACATGTTTCAAGGTATGTAAGATATGCAAAAAGTTAGATTAGTTGGAGAAATTTCAAAATTTGGAAATATTTGGGAAACAGAGTGCTCAAATATTCGTGATATATTTAAACTCATTGACTGTCAAACTCCGGGGTTTCGTCAGCATATAACACGTGCAATAGATTCAGGTATTGGTTTCTCTATAAAACGTGGAGAAGACTTTTTAGAATATCCAGAAGAAATGCTTCTATCCATAGGAAAAGAAGATATAATTATTACAGAAGTTCCTGCAGGAGCAAAATCAGGGCAACAAAAAATATTAGCAGGAGCAGCTTTCATAGCTTTATTTATTATAGGTGGAGGCCCGGCAGTACTAGCAGGAGCGGAAGGGGCTACTTTTTTTGGTATGACCAAATGGGCAGCAGTTGCAGCATACGGAACTTTGACTGTTGGTGTTAACTTGGCTCTTGCGGGTGTTTCTCAGCTACTTGCTCCTGGCCCAGAAACTGAGGACCAACAAGAGGAAGGGTATTTATTTAATGGTCCTGTAAATAATATTGCACAAGGTCTTCCTGTGCCTGTTTGTTATGGGGAACTAATGATTGGAGGATCTCCAATTAGTGTTTCTTTTAAGCCTGATCTTGGTTCAATGGATGGTAAAAAACGAGGAATATATCGAATTGAAGGTAATGCTTTATCTTCTACTTATATTCCGGTTCAAAATAATTCAATAATTAATAACTATGATGTAACAACTCCTACGCCTTCGGAGGAAGATAATGTTTTTAAGGTGGTAGCATAATGGCAAACGTTGGACCAAGTAACAAAACTCCACCACCAGCTGTAAATCAGTCAGCAGGATTCTCAACTCCTGGATATGAAAAACAACGTGCGGTAATTTATGATTTAATATCTGCAGGTGAAATACAAGGACTAGTAGGTGGACTATCTGGAGTATATCTAAATGATACTTCAATAATTGATTCCGCTTCCATGATAGATGTACAGTCAAAATTAGGAACTGCAACTGTTAGTGGAACTGCCGTTACAAGTGCAACAAATACTGCAGGAATTGGATTATTCACAGGTATAACTACTGCTGATCTTACAAATAATCCTAGGTATCTTCAAATAAAAGGAGCAGGAAAATCTTCTACACTTTCTGCCGCCGCAAAAGAAAATGCAAACTCAATAGTTGTTACTGCTGACAACACTTTTAATGATGGAATGGCAAATCCTATTGGCAAGGGTACTACTTCATCTTCATATGATCCTGTTGTAGCTATGATTCGTATTGCGGGAGGTGCATCAGATGGAGGAGAATATAGAGGAATAATTACAGGAATTGCTTCTTCAAGTGGTACAAATAATAAAGCATATATTACTCCTCGCCTTGGTAGGGATGTAGCTTCTGGAGCAGCTGTTGCTATTGATGCTGTACGAGCAATTTCTGCAATAGGCTCAAATACTGCGTGTACTTTAGCGAGTGCTGTGGATACTAATCCGTCTGGTAGCACACAAACCAAACTCAGCTCCGCAGTTAGATCAGCAGGACAAATTGTTGCAGGACAAACTATTGCTAACTATGAGAATACTGAAGCAACAATATATCCCGGAACAAGAACTCAACCTGCTCATGATAAGCCAGGTCAAAGACCAAATGCTTCATATGTTGTTGCTCCAAATCATCAAATGCAATGGCATACTTCAAATTATAGTGGATCCTCTTCTGGCCAAGCAACATACTTTTTAAATGGAGACACCTTTAGCTTTACACAGCACTCAAAACAAGAAGTAGACAGAGTAAAAATAACGGTAGAATTTCCTGGAGGAATGTACTTTGATTCTTCTGGTGGAAGAGATTTACAAACTTACGCTGAATTTCAAATAGTTGTAGAACATAAAAGCAGTGCATCGGATCCTTATTCTAGAACTCTTGTTGTAGGAAGAGATTATGGGGGCGCAAATTTTGATAGTAGTATTCCTGCTTGGAGTAAAGATTATGATACTCAAGTTAATTTTTATAAGTCCAGCGGAAGCAGACACAGTAATGACGGTGTTGTCACTAGAAAATCTAAAAGAGTTAAATTTTTAGTAGAGTATAGTATTGACTTAACTCCTTTTCAACCGCTCGAAGACTGGCGAATAGGAATAAAAAGACTAAGTCCACAAAATACTACAGATTTTACTGAGGAAAAACATTCTTATGTGGGTTTAGCAACAATTAAAACTGCGGAAGCAATTATAGAAGAAAGGTTTAGCTATCCTCTTTCTGCTTATGGCGTTGTAGAATTTTCTGCTGAAGATTTTACTTCTCCTCCCAAGCGAGCCTACCATATTCGTGGAAAGAAAATTAAAGTTCCCTCTAATTATATTACTAGAGAAGAGTTAGGAACTAATCAAGCGAAATATACTCGTCATAAAACAAACGGAAATGATACAGGGTCATACGTAACTTGGGACGGTAGCTTCCGGGGCAACGTCGGCGCTGCTCAAGATGTAAATAAGCATAAAGTTTATACAAATAATCCAGCATGGATTTTTTATGATATTCTTACAGACAAAGATATCGGACTAGGTCATTTTATAGAAGAGTCAGATATTGATATATATGCTTTATATCAAATTGCAAGATATTGTGACGAGCTAGTTTCAGATGGAAAAGGAGGACAAGAACCTAGATTCTCTTGTAATGTATACTTTGCAGCTCAGGAAGAGGCCTACAAAGTATTAAAAGATTTAGCTAGTGCCTTTCGCGGTATGATGTTTTGGATTGATGGACAAATAACTCCTATCCAAGATAAGTTTCAAGAACCCGTATATACTTTTACAAACGGAAACGTAGAAGAAGGACAATTCAATTATACTTTTACAGGAGAACGAGCCAGACCAAATCAAATAAATGTAACATGGAATAATCCTGCAGAATTATTTAAGCAAACAGTTCTTACCATAGAGGATACGGAAAATATACTATCTACAGGTAAAATTATTTCAAAAGATGTTGTAGCGTTTGGTGTAACCTCGGAGTCTCAAGCTCAGAGACTGGGTAAGTGGCACTTTCTTACAGATACACAAGAAACAGAGCTTGTTAATTTTACTACAGGGATAAATGCTTCTTTTCTTCGTCCCGGGGATTATATAAATATACAAGATCATACTGCAAATAATATAATTGCAAGCGGCAGGGTTTCCTCTGGAACTACTTCCAATGTAACTTTAGATAGACAAGTTGCACTTACAGGGTATGATTCCGGAAGTGATTTACAAAATCCTCCAACATTTGTTCGAGCAGATGCAAGTCATATCCTATACTTAATATATCCTAACTCAGGTACTTACCTGGATCAGGCCTCTGCAACAATAAATAGTGTTGCATATGAAAGAGGTAGTTTAATCATCGGAGATGCAAGTGGAAATCCGATAACAAGTTTATCACAAGCATCAAATTTAGTTGATGATAGTGGGAATACTGTAATTGCACAGTTCTCAAAAAATACTCGGATAGAAAAAGTTGAGATTGGAGAAAGAAGTGTTGGGCATGGAAGTGTTAGCTTACCTTTAATAGTAAGTGTGTATTCAGGTCTTATCGCTGCACCTAACTCAGATGTAATTTGGGCAATTGGACCCAGACGAGAGTATGCTACAGCAGAAATAAAACAATTTAGAATTTTAAGTTTATCGGAAGAAGAAGATAATCATACCTATCAAATATCAGGGGCTTTAGTTTCTGTAGATAAATATGATAATATAGAAAAGGACACACCAGTTTACGTTCCAGATTACTCTCAGTTTTCTGGAGCAGCACTTAATGTTCCTCCTCCAACAAACCTAACTATCGAACTAGTTGCAGCTGCAAGTTCTTCTATTGATGGTGCAGAGCACTCTCTTGAAGCAATTATTTCTTGGACTCCTCCAGAAGAAAACTTTGTAGACACTGGAGGAACAACTACTGCTATTCCCTACAGATTTGCAAATCAATTTGAAGTTGTACATAACTTAGAAGAAGGACCCCTTAAAGAAGGATTTACTGCAGTTAGTGTTGGAGGAAATAAAACATCTTTACGAGTTCCAAACGCTTCAGCTGGAGAATATGAAGTACGGGTTCGTACTATTTCTGATTCAGGAGCACGATCCGTATATGCAGTTGCAAGACGCATAGTTACTGCTCCAGTTCCAAACTTAAATAGAATTGTACGAATAGCAAGAGGTGGGGTTTTAACTACAAGTCTTGATTTTGATTATAGTAATGGAAAGGTTTTATTTGAAGAAAGTACATATACATATGTTCCACCTTCTGTAGAAGCCTTGGAAATAGCAACTGCAACGACTGCTCAGAAAGAAGTTAGTTTTGCAGCCATGTCAAACACTACTACAGGCTATCTGTATTACGATAGATCTACAGCACCTTCTAATCCTTGGAAAGCTGTAGTTGTTCATACTGATACTATTGCTCAAAATGCAACCGGCGGAGTAGTTAACCAAACTTATTTTAGAGAAATAAGCTCTGCAAATAATGGACTCACTGCAACAAATGGAACGGTAAGTTCAGTAGGTGTTGGTACAACCGTATTAATAGGAACAGGTACAGCATTTACAACAGACTTTGCTCCGGGTGATCTAATTAAAATAACAGCAGCAACTTCTGCCGGAACTCAACAAACAGATGCGGAGTATGCTGAAGTTTCAGAAGTAGAAACTAATACTCGTCTTATCTTAAGTCGAAGTTTAACAAAATCACATACAAATGTTAAGGCATATAAACAATCTTTAAAACCAGATTTTGCTGAAGATGCTATTCTTGCCCAGATACAAAAAGGAAATACAGGTTTATACGCGTTCGAGTCTTTTGTAAATGCAAGAGGAAGAAGGGGTGCAGGACGTTGGCAGATTCCAGTAAGTAGTTTACCAACAACTACTGCTCAGGCTCAAAGTGCTTGGGATAGTACTTGGTCTGATAGGCCGGGAAGCCCTGTTGTGGGGGATCAAGCAAACTTTTTTGAAGGAACTTTATCAAACTTTACTGGTACTGCTGCTTGGAGCTATGATGGTTCAATTTGGATAAATCAAGCCGAAATAATTGATGGTGATTTAATTGTAACTGGAAGTATTACTACTGATAAGATATTTGCAAATGCAATTACTGCAGATAAGATTGCAGCAAATCAGATTAGAGCAAATGAAATAGCAGCAAACTCTATAACTGCAAATGCAATTACTGCAAACTCAGTTGTTTCAACTTTAATAGCAGCATCTGCTGTTACCGCTACAGATATTTCCACTACAAATCTTTCTGCTATTGCAGCAAACCTCGGTAATATTACTGCAGGAACTATGAAAAATTCTGGATCAAATGCAATTCCAGATGCAAATAGTGCTCCAAGTGGAAGCGAGGTTGGAGGCTTTATTGATTTAAATCAGGGTAAATTTGTTTTTGGTAGTGCATCAAAACATATTCTTTGGAACGGAACAGATTTAACTCTTTCTGGTGTTACAATAGATGCAAGTAGTAATTTGCCTTCAACAGGTATTTCTAGTATACGAGAAGATGGTACACAAGAAGGCACAGATATAACTATTTTAGATATTACAACAGGTCTTAACCTATCTGTTTCTACAAATACAGCGACTATTTCTGTAGACCAATCTTATATTCGTAGCTCTGTATCCGCATCGGATGCAGGAGGACTAGGAAGTTTTTCTTACAATTCAAGTGGAGGAGGTTTTACTTATACGGGACCGAGTGATTCTGATATTCGAGGTCTGATGAGTGTTGCTACTTCTGGCGACAGTGACCTAGGTCTTCTTACATATAATCAAGCTTCTGGACAATATGCTTTTGCAGGACCAACGGCTGCCACAATACGAGGAAAGTTCAGTGGTGGAAACGGTATAAGCTATACGTCTGGTACAGGTGCATTTGCTGTAAGTACCGGTAGTGGTATTGCTATAAGTGGTGGTAATGTTGTTGCTGATAGTACTGTTATCCGTACTACAGGTGGACAAAGTATTGCAGGTACTACAACTCTTTCGAACGTATCAATTAGTGGAGATTTAACAGTAAGCGGATCAACAACTACAATAAATACAACAAATCTTGTAATAGAAGATAATAAAATTGTAGTAAATAGCTCTCAAACAGGAACTCCAGCATCAACTGTTACAGCAGGTATAGAAGTAGAAAGAGGAAGTTCTTCAAATAAATCTTTTGTTTATGCAGAGCAAAATGTTGGAGAATCTGGAAATCTTAGTTCTGGCTGGACTTTTGGAAGTGAGCGCGTACAAGCAGGAACTTTCTTTGGTACTTTTGTTGGAGATGTAACGGG